TTTTGAATTCTTAAAGCATATTTCCACTTACATAGTTAATTTTATGAAGAAACCAATTGTCATTCTCTCAGTTTCAATTGTTGCTGTTGCAGGTGTCATTTCTAAAATGTTTTTTGGAAGTGATAATACTGATTTACAAATGTTTTATGATAATCCAGCTCGAGCGAGACCCAAAATAGCAAAAATGTCTATTAAGGAAGCTAAAGAATCCTTGGTCATGCAGTCTGCAGATGTTTCAGGTTTTGAGACTTTAAATAGTGTCAATAATAAGAATGTTTTCAATATGTTTATAAAGACCAATGACGAAGAAGTTTGGGTTGGTTTAACCACCTGTATCAAGACTGGTATTGGATTAATACCACGTCACTTCTTTGACATGTGGTTAACTGGTATTGAGGAAGGTCGATTCGAAAATTCTTCGGAATTCTTAGTAAGAGATCTCAGTGGTACTTCGGTAGCTTATGATACTTTGGAAAATGTGCTAAAAAGTACTAGTGAATTAGCTTTGATTGATTCACATGCAGCTTTGATCAAATTTGGACAGTGTAGAGCTGTTCGTGATATTACCAACAGGTTTATCACTGAACAACAATTGACAAAGATGAAACACACTTTTGACATTTGTTTGAAGTTTCCGAAGGATTCTGTAGTTCAACATACTACAGCTCACATCGAGCATTGTAGATTTAGCGCCGATGGTGTGGATTATTCCCTACCAAAGACACTAGTTTACGCAGCTGATTCTAGAGTTGGTGATTGTGGAACTCCTATCTATTTGAGAACGAACTCAGGTTCTAACAGAAGATTGATAGGAATCCACTTTGCTGGCGCAAAGATATCAGGTGTCAGAAAAGCTTATGCAGGTCTAGTCACCTATGAGGCCCTTCTTGAGTGTTTAACCGATATGGGACCTTTTGATATTGAAGCCAATGAAGTGGATGAATTTACTGAATTGGAATTTCAAGCTATTCCACCATTTGTTTCTGAAAAATATGCTATTCTTGGTAAATCAGAGCATAGACATGATCCTTATGGAGTAACAAAAATAAGAGCTTCACCGTTGTATGGCATGGAGGATTTTTATATATCAAAGCAGGTTCCTGCTTTGCTGCGTCCAAAAGGGGGCATAGATCCATTTGAAGTTGCTATGTCCAAATATTGTACAGAATCAATATTAGTTGATCCTGCGATTTTGGATAAAGCCAAAGATGATTATTTTTGTTTCTTAAATTCTCTGAGAGTCACAACTAAAGAAATTCTTTCAGTTGAGGTTGCATTGTGGGGAGATGAAGAAATTGAATACTATGACGCTGTTAATTCAGCTAGTAGTGTTGGATATCCTCTAAAGTATAATCTAGTTAATATAAAGCACTTATTACTGGGTGATACAGCTGTCCGAGATAGCTCAAACGTTCATTTTGATGACTTTTCCAAAACTATAGATTCTATTGTTGAAGATGCTAGTTTAGGTAAGAGAAGATTGTGGGTATTTACTGACAATCTCAAGGATGAACGTAGAACCATTGAAAAAGTTCGGGATGGAAAAACCCGGCTTTTTAATGGGGGACCATTTGAGTACTTGATTGCGTGCAAACAATACTTTGGTGCATTCTCTAAATTTATGTTTGAGAGATCTATTGATAATGGTTCTTGCATAGCGATAAATCCTTTATCAGCCGATTGGAGTTGTTTAGCTAACAGGTTGGGAAGATTTTCTCGTTATTCAGATCCTTACGTTGGAGCCGGAGATTTCTCAGGCTTTGATGGCAGTGAGCAACCACAAATTCACAATATTATTCTTGATATTATAAATGAGTGGTATGATGATGGAGAAAGAAATTCAATGATTAGGAAAACATTGTGGCTTGAAGTAACTAATTCAAGACATATATTTTCTAATGTCATCTATGAGTGGCCTTCAAGCTTACCATCAGGTCATCCTTTGACCATTATCATTAATTGCATGTACAATCATTTAGCATTTAGATATTGTTTCTTTAAGACTTTTAGTGAGCAAAATCTAGTTTTTAATGAGTGTGTTGAACTTCAAGTTACTGGAGATGATAATATATTTTCAGTGCATGATAGATACGCGGATAAATTTAATGAGTTAGTTTTACCTCCTTTAATGGCAGAGTGTGGTCTTAAATACACTACTGAATTAAAGGGTAAAGCTGATAAACCCTGGAGGAAATTAACAGAGGTTAGTTTTCTCAAGCGTAGCTTTAGATTCGAGAAATTGCTCGGATGCTACGTAGGACCACTAGATTTATCATCTATTCTAGAAATACCGTGCTGGACCAAGAAAGCTAACGGAATGGAAATATTTTATGATAACTTAAATGTATTCATACGTGAATTGTCAATTCACGATACTGAAACCTTTAATTATTATGCCAAAGCCATTCGAAAGTCTCTTTCGTCCAAAGCGATAGCTATAGAACAGACTCAAATTTTTAAGAGTAAGAAAGTTTTAATGGTTAATGAATTGGGATTTAACGCTATTTAAGCGTTAAGTTATTACAATTTATAACTATAAAACAACGGCGTCTGTCTTGCCAAAAGACAGGGTACTGCTAGCCTTTAGCAGATGTGCTCATGTATTGCATGAGATACTAAGTATTGCGATGTTAAAAGAATTATACAAAAGAAGGTTAAACAAAGTTCTTTTTCCCGTGTACTTTTAAAGGTCTGGGGTATTTACCCCTACTGCCAGGATGGACCGTGAGCAGCCCTCACAATATCCAGGAACCCCTTCTCGATTTTTGAGCCTGAGTCAGCTCAATGATTTAAAATTTGACTTGCTGCAAAACAAACAGAGATGTCCACCTCTCAAAGCGTGGAAAACACGCCAGTTAACTCATCCGAAGTTGCTGGCACACGAGTGCGTGATAGTATCACCACTTTCGTCGAGGACGCAGGCGTTAATGTGTCCAAAACTGCTATGCCTTCAGTAATCTCCAGAAATTATTATAGTAATACCTCTGGAGACACTCCTCAAGATATTAAAACTTTCTTGGGAGTACCTAAAGTCATACAATCTGGTGATTTATCTATTTCGGATACATCTACCACCTTCCCGGAGATTTTATGTCCTAC